ACATTACGTGTTTTGCATTTCCAGCCAAATTCGTAAAGACAGCAAGTTCGGCAAGTAATCCACCGATTCCAGCTAATCCTTTTCCAATCTCGCTCCACTCCATCTGACCAAAGTCTTTGCAAGCGGACGCCAAAACCTTCATTGCTGCCGACAGAATAACGATTCCAGTTGCAGTGCTGATCATTTTCCCGTTGAATTTTGCAACTCTAAGGAATACAGCAATCTCAGCAAATAATACTCCTACTCCTGTTAATCCACGTCCGAGTTCATCCCACTGTAATTTCGATAAATCTTTACATGCTGAAGCCAGAATTTTGATAGCCGCTCCAAATATAATTAAGCTGGTAGCGCCTTTCATAACCTGCTTCTGACCGCTTGCCATAGCTTTAGATGATGCAACAACAATAGTCGTAAGACCAGCAATTCCAACCAAGCCTCTTGTAAGTTCACCCCAATCAAGGTCTGAAACTTTCTTCAAAGCTCCTGCCAGAATAGATACTGCAACTGACATAGCAATCATTGCGGTACATGCTTTAGATACTTTTCCAGTATCACTGCTGATTTTATTGAAAATCGCCATCGCTCCGAGCAGATTAGCAAAGAGCACTGTGATAGCTCCAAGAGAAGCTGACAGTTTATCACTATCAATCAGAGAAATCGCAACGATAGAACCCGCAAGCAAAGCGATTGCTGCTCCAATTTTAAGTAGCGTTCCAGCTTTAAGATTTGTCTGATATGCCTCAAAGCAGCCTCTGACCCCGTCAAGAATTCCAGTTACTCCTTCGAGAACGTCGTTTAAACCCTCAAGAGGTTCGGTTACACTCTTTAAGAATTTAGAAACTGATAAAGCAATTCCACCGACAGCAATGCTGTTAAGAATATCAAGAACTCCGCTGAAATCTGCATTTCCGAGTTTCTCGGCAAGTGTTCCCATCATAGTCCCGACTGCATCGGCAATACCGCCAGCAATTACCTTTACAGCTGTCCACAATGCTTCCATGACTTTGAGAAATTTACATTTTTCCAGTGCTTCTCCCATCATCTCAAAAGCAACAATGACTCCGCTCTTCATTTTTCCAGCACCATCACCAATCTGAGCCATGCGATCATGTACTCGTTCAAGGAATGAGTGGAATAATTCAAATCCAGGAAAATCGAACTTCTCCCCGGCAGCTTTTCCAAATTCTTTTACTTTTTCTCCGGCAGTTTTAACAAACGTAATAGCTGTATTTACGATATCAACGACAGTCGAAATTGCTTTGCCAAAGACGTCTGTCTTCTTTACAGTTTCATCAAGCTTAACAAGATACTCACCGAAACTTCCAGTAAGTGATAACACTCCGTTTCCAGCCGGTATGAAAAGACCGATCAATTCGCCGACACCACCGGCAACAGCTTTGAAAGCTTGTCCGACGATATCAAGCACTGCAAATACGCCTTTAAACGTATTCTTCAAATTCTTTGAACTTTCTTCCCCCATTTTGAATTTTGCTGTCAGATCACGGATACGCTCTGTGATTTCGGCTAACTGTTTTCCAGTCATTGGCGGGAAGATTTCGTTGAATGCCTCCCGAACCGGCTTAGCAACGCTAACCAATCCCTCGAAAACATTCTTTACCGCTTCAATCATCATGGTTCGACCGCCGAGGTCTTTCCAATCCTGAAGCATTTTATTTCTTGCGTCGGCAGATGCATTGATTACGGCACTGAACGTATCACTCACTTCGGTAAGTAATTCCTTCGCCTCCTCAAAGTCACCGACTATAATTTCCCAGCTTTGTGTCCATCCGGACTGGGCAGCCTCTTTCAACGTGTCGAACAGCTGAGTAAAAGTCTTTACTTTTGTCGCTGCATCGTTCGCCGTTTTACCCATCTCCATAATAGATTTGATCTGGTCATCGGCATACCCCATAGTCCGAAGCTGGTCTTCGTTGAGGTCACCTGTAAATTTTGCCAAAGTTTCAGTCAAGATGTCAGATGTAAGCCATCCTTTACTCAGAGTCTCTCTAAATGAGCCCTCATCTTTGATCATCTCATCAATGGCAATTCCATGAACTTTAGCCGTTTCCTTCAGCGCATCCTGGAATACCTGACCACCCATACCAGCGTTTACCACAGAGTTCCAGTCCTGCAATTTTACAGTTCCTGCCGCCAGTGCCTGTGAAAGCTGATACATAGCGGTACTCGCCTGCTGAGAATTGGAACCAGAAACAGCTGCAAGGTTTGCAATACCCTTAATAGCTGCTACAGATGTATCCAGATCAACGCCAGCCGCAGTGAATGTACCAATATTACGAGTCATCTCCGTAAAATTGTAGATAGTCATATCTGCGTAATGGTTCAACTCGTCCAACGCATTATTGACCTGGTCGAGAGTTGTTCCTTTTGAAGAGGTATTCGCGAGGATTGTCTGAACAGCATTGATCTGGGTCTCATACTCCTCAAATCCGGACTTAATCGGATCTACCGTGAACGCAGAAACAAGATTTTTTCCGGCGGCAAGTGCAGAGTTGGTAATGTTCTGCAAAGCCGTAATTGCCATCACTTCTAATGCGGAAAATCGCACTCGTACAGTCTCGACAGCATTTGTGAGCGGTGACATATTGCATTTCTGTGCGGCATCGTTTACGGTTTCTAAGCCTTTTGCTGCGCCTTCGAGATTAAGGCTTCTCTTTAACTTGTCGATGCTCGATAAACTGGTCTGAATATTTTGTTCAAACTGCTTGTTATCGAACCGCATTTCGACGACACGTTCGTCAACGGTTGTACTCATAGCTTAGTAACCTCCTTCCATGCCGCATCTGCAATTTTGTCAAAAATAGGCTGGATAGCAGGATTGATGTAATCTCGCCCCTGTACCCAGCCGCCGTTTCTTGTTGCGTGTCCATACTGCAAAATAACTGCAATAGGAACTCCATTTTGAATATTTGTGTTGTAAAAGCTGATCGATACGGAACCTTGCTTCTGTTCAATCTTGTAGTGCCACGAATTCGCCGTCCGTCCTGTATCAACTGGCGTTGCAGACGCAAGGGCGGCTACACCCTCTCGACCATACTTATCGAGGTCACCGAGACGAACCGATTCCTTTGCTCTCTCTAAGAACCGAGTCAGCTTAGAAAAATCACCCTTTTGTCTGAACGTGATCATATGAATCTCCTACTTTGCTAAGTAAGCACTGGATGAAAAGCCTGTATACTGAACCCCATCAAGTACAAACTGGATATACAGCCACTTAACTCCGTTTGCCATTGTGTAGTAGCCATAGCATTTAACCTTAGTGCCAGCCGGGATTTTACAAAGAGCTTTCTTATTTGTTCCGGCATCATTACGACAATAAAGAACCGCTGTTGTTTTGTATTCACCAGCATAGGCCTTGTTAAACTGCTTGGCAGAACAGGTAGCCACCACTTTCTTTGAAACTGACTGGTTCTGATCCTGTTTGGTGTTGGACGGCGTTACCGCTGATCCATTCAGAATCTGATTTACCATGTTCTGAACTTCCGAGTAGTTGTATCCGTACTCAGTAAGCAGCTTCTTACGATTCTCACCGCTTCCCCACAACCCAACGATCACCTCATGAGCGATGGTTTTAGTATCTTTTCCCTTGCTTAATCCAGGAGCGGAAACTGTATTGTCATCGTACTTTGGCGTGATGAAGCCGCGGATAAATTTTCCGTTAATAGACAGAGTTCTCTTCTTAACGGCATTACTGTAGTTGCCCTCTTCAACAACCATGTAACCGGATTCCTTATGCACCTCGATTACCGTACCGACATGATCCGGATTGCCTGTGTTGTCGCCGATTCCGTTATCCTGCCAATCGTACAAAATTGCATCGCCAGGACTAGGTACATAAGCATCGTTCTCCTGCCAACACCCCATTTTCTTTGCTGCCTCAATGAGGTAATAGCAGGAAATTTCCATAGGCATAATGCTCTCATATCGAAGAGCTGCCGCTAACGCAGACCAGGTGCACGCACACCAAGCCCAGTCATAACGCATACGAATACCACGAGGAAATTTGCCAGCACAGATTTCCTCAAAGAAGTCGTTATATAAATCGATAATGCTTTTGTGTGAGCCGTTCGATTCTTTCTTTCCATCCCAGGATTTGACAAGATTAACGACGGCCTGTCTTGATTTCGCCATTTTTATCACTATCCTTTCGAATTAAATTTCTTTTTGTTTGCGGCATTTACTTCCGCATGATGTCTGTATAAATCTCGTTTGCTCCGCTTCTTCGGGGGCTTGTTTTCCACATTGCAAATCCGGATAAGCATTAACAAACGATTCAAATGCCATTTCTGACACTCAAATGGAATGTGATACGCAGTCATCCAGTAATAAATAAGTTCACTGGTTATCTGCTGCCTATTTATTGGACCACCTTTTTCTTCTTTAACAGTCGAAGCCGTCATTGGTGCTTCAATATAGGTGTTTACCGCATCAATGTGAGAATTGGTAATACATTGATAGACCAGCGGATCAACATTCTGTGTGAGGGTCATACAGCGTATATAGTCAATGGTTTCTTCATAGGTCTTTTGCTCTTTAGATAAGAAGACTTTGCACCATTTACTTTCCCATTTTGAAAGTGAAACGAGCGAATGCTCCAAACGCAACTTCTGTTCCTTTACAGGGATAAATCGCTGATTCCGCTCATCCCACAGATCAGTTTTTGGTATCGTAAGTTCAAGCATTCGATCTCACCTCTCTAATTCACAGAAGCAGCTACAGGCGCAATCGCCGGATTTTCTGAATTTCTCTTAATATCTACGACTTTCGGAATTACGTGATTTACGAATTCAGCCGCTTTGCCATCATCTGTAGCCAGTTCCATAAACAGAAGATTGTAGAACTGAGTGCAGGCAAATTTTCTGGAAATCTCTTCAGACTTCTCGAAATATTCGCCATCGGCACTCTTCACTCCATATGCCTTTAAGATGAATTCCTTAAAGAACTTAATAATAGACGGCTGATCTTTTGCATCCACGATGCGCTGAAGCATCTCAGCAACTCCACCAGCTGTGCCGAGTTCCATCTCCATAACCTCTGTTTCGGTAAGGTTAAAAAGCTTTGTTTCGGTGCGCTCAACACCGTTGAAATCTTTATAAGTCTTTGTTACTGCATACATAATTTTGTTCTCCTTTCAAATAAAAAGGAGCCGCCAGCTTTCCTGAATACGACTCCATCTGTGGTTTTGTGTGTTATTTCTGATTAGCCTTCTGCGGTCATAATCTTGATAACTTCATCCGGAAGCGGAAGTCTCGGTTCAACTCCGTCATCAGCTTCATCAGAAGAAGGATCTTTACCGTACAGGATCTCTTCGAGAGCAGCCAGCTTCTTTGCATCGACCTTGGTAGAATCGAAGGTAAGGATGGAAGTAGGCTTCAGCTTCTTTCCATCAATTAAGGTTGCGATCTCAACCGGTGTGGTGCTGAACTCCCAAGATAAGGTAATAGCTTCCGGACTGTCATTTACAGTGGAGTAACCTTTCTCGGAAGGGGAAGCTAAGCAACCATACACAAGATGAAGCTTATAACCGTAATCGTTGGAATCAACATCGTTGCCGAGGAGTGTCTTGTAAGATAAGCCGAACATCTTACGGTTCTGCTGACCAGCGAACACTCCAGGAGCGATTTCTTTGGAACCATCGCACTCTGCAAATTCATCCGGTGCCATATAAGCTTCGATCGTACCGCCAAATTCCTCTGCGGACATAAGGTTCAGATACTTAATGTTGTCTGCATAAATTGCAGTAGGTTCTGCTCCGGACGGGCTCTCTGTTACGGTACTAAGACCATTCCATGCGGTACCAGAGTTATATACGCCGCCGGTCTGAATCGGATAAAGGACACCCTGGCTGACACCGGTCTCATACAGGCGCTCGCCAGTCTTGTCCCAAACGAGTTTCTTTTTCATAGAATTTGTCCTCCTTAAAAGAATATTTCAAAGACATCATGATTTAAGTTGTCTTTCGTGTAATGCCGATTGAATCGGCTTGTCGGTATAGATGCCACCTTGTCAACGAGAGAATTATCCGGATCGCTGTCGATGACAGTTACCGAATACTTTCTCGCAGACAAATAAACCCCGTCATTCGCAAACGTATTCTCGATATCGTCGAGAGCGTAAACGATGGCGGGGTATTTCATTTTTACCGATGATGGTGGTTGAAAATAAGCACGACACTCTGGTCCGTTGTTTGGACACGAGAGGATGTCACATAAAGCATTATGCAGTTTCAGTCGTCTGCTCATTGTAAACACCTCCAACGGTTAATATTAAACGGGGATACTGAACTTCAACATTTGAAATTTTCCATTTAGCCCCCATATACTCGATAAATCTCATCGAATGAAAATTCGCATAAGCAAACGGATCGGCTACGATGCTAAACTCATTCG